CTATTATAACAAAAAATGGTGTCAAAGTCAAGCATTATTCCTGATTAAATTTAAAAGATAATTGTTCGGTAAAATTATCTTCCGATTCATCAGCATAATCAACATCTCCATCAGAAGCTTTACATCGCTGACAGTCCTCCAATTGGACTCTTAATTCCTTATTATCCGATTCTAAATGTTGATTTTCTTTTAATAAATCATCTATCCGTTTATCTCTCACTTCTAATAGATGTGTTTGTTCTCTTATCTCTAAATTTTTATCCATTACAGTATGTTCTGCTGTAAATCTTCCTGCTTCATCACTCATACTACATCTCCTTTAGTTTCTTCTTTAATACCATCTTTAATTTAGTAGTATTGTAAGTTAAAAATGGTTTGTACCGAATTATTCTATCATAGAGTTTCGGCCACAAGACTTTTTCTTGTATCTTTTCGTTTAAATGTTTTGAAAAGTGTAGAATGTCATCCAATATCATAAATGTTTCCAGATTGATTTTCTTTGATAGAAAATATTTGAGTATTGGTGGGTGTTGTCCCTTTACCGAAGTAAATATATCATCAAAATGTAATTTCTTTGTTGTCATTTGTTCTATAATATAATCTATATCTTCTGCATAATAATATGCTAAAGATTCTATTTTCTTTTGCCACCCCTTGTAAGTATCATCACCAGTTCGACCAATGATGTCACCAATCCATATATTAGTACTAGTAACAAAATTGCTAACGAAATAGTCAACAAGGCTGTTATGGTTATAAGATTTAGAAAGCTTATGAAAGAAATACCTATCCCTTCTTTTAGTAAATGTTTCCAATCTTGCAGTTGTTCTCCCACCGTATTTATGAAAGTCATAAGTCTTTCCTTTACTAGTGAAGTGGAGTTTAACTGCCAAATAGATTTTATATACTTCAAAACCATTCACTTCTAACCTTCAATAACACCCATTATCCATAGGGTGCCAAAAATAATGTATACTACTGTTACTGGATCCATAATCTTTTCCTTTCTTAAATTGGTAACTTTGCTGTTTTGTCTTTCAACATATTTAATGATTGTGCCTCGTAAGCAATCTTTTCTTTTAAATGTTTATTGATAAGGGGTTTAACACTACTTGGATCTATTTTATTTTCTTCACAATATAATACAACCGCTTCCATATAACTCATTTTTTTATCTTTCACATAATCTTCTATCAATAATGCAAACTTACTTGGTGTTATTATCATTACTACTATTATACACGGTTTTGACTCTTTTGTCAAGATAATCCTCATAAATATTTTCACATTTAGTATAACCTGCAAAATGCCCCAACCAATAAGCACAATATCCAATTGCCCCTATTAAAATGTCCCAACCAATAAGCACAATATCCAATTGCCCCTATTGCTAATAATACAAAAAAATATTCAATCATAATAACTCTCCTTTGTTTTGGGAAGCGGGCGGAGATATAGGTCCGCCCTTCCTACACTTAACTTCCCTGGTATAGTCTATCGGACTTGAACCGATACATTCTTGCGAACATTAGATTTTGAATCTAACCTGTCTACCAATTCCAGCAAGACTACTCTTACTCCCTATTTGGGAAATCTTTCTAAATCTTTCTTTCGCATCACAGGATCATAAATCTCTCTAGTTTGTTCAGAACCAGACAGATAACCTATTAAATAAGCACACGCTACTAATATACCCATTGGTAATAAAACATCTAATACTTCCATCATAATAACTCTCCTTGTAGTAAGTTTAAAATGCCAGTTTCTGTTGCAAGGGACTGGCAACCCCCAGCGACTCTATGCCGCTAATGCATACTCCGTAAAGTTTGCGTTTATGTTTTTGGTCATTCAAGGGAACCACCCCTATTCTCTCCAATACGGTTTCTGATATGAATCGATCCTAATTCCACCCCTCAAAAGACTATTATAGTACTTTAAATGGTGGAGTGGTCGGGAATTGCACCCGAGTCTTCCCTATCTACTCCCATTATCTTCAACGAGAATTTAAAAAGCCTACGATTTTATTTAATTTAAAACCGTGAGACCAAACTCCTCGACTTATTAAACTTTTATGCCAACTATTGTAAGATATGCCTTCAATATTATTCAGATGGAATAAAGCAAGGCAATCGGCTTGAACCTGATTGCCTTCTTTATCTTCAAGAATATAAATCTTTGCATATCCGTTTTTATCTAGTTGTCTTTGTTTTTTATATTTCATAATCTGTCGACCCTAACTTAAAGGTCCTCAAAATCCTAAAAACTCCTAAATGGAGTTTCTAAATGGAGTTTCGATTCTAAAAATTGAAATTCACTGTCTGCCAAACTCCATTGTAGGTACCAGGATTCACTTCAGGTTTTACTTTATTTTCTTTAACTTCGTCATAAAACATAAGTTCTACGCCATAACCTAACACACAAGTTTCATTTTTATCTAACATAGTCATCAACACAGACATATCTTTTAATCTGTCTTTGTGTACAAACACAGTAAGCATTGCAACCAATTCACCTGTTTGTGGAATAATTACTTTGCCCACAACTAATGGTTCATTGTTAAAGTTTTCTGTTACTGTTCTTAACATAAATTCTGTTGGACCACAGTACACAGGTTTCTTTATCAAACCTGGTTGTTCATATATTGGCGGATCGCCATCTGGTGTTTCTGCTTTCGCTATGTTGAATATTCCTAAGCAACAATAAACAAAAATAACAACACCTAAAATTTTAATAAATTTCATTGTGTTTCTCCTTTTTTATTTCATCTATTATTGAATACTTGGTAAAATTCATCTATTGCTGGTTGTAGTAAAGGTAGATAACTTGATTTGTCTTTTTTAAAAATTTGTACGGCACCATCTTCTGTTACTATTAAAATAACAATTTGATTTATAGGTGTGCCAAACCTTTCTTCGTACATTTCACAGTAAGCAGTTCCTTGGATAAAATAATTCTCCACCCATTCTTCCTTCTTCTCTTGCCGAGAAGTTTTAAAATCTATTACGGAAAGAACACCATCATATTCAGCAATACAATCCACACGACCTGCTATTTTCCACTTATTACTGTATAAACTTCCTTCTTGTATTCGTATACTATTTATATTATCTAATGATGGTTTTAGTAAAGTAAATAACGCTAATGGTAAAACATCCTGCTTGGAAAGCTCTTCATTGTTTAAATAATTCTCAACCAAGTTATGGACAGCAGTTCCTCGTTTTGCTGCTGTTCGCATAATGTTATTTGCAACATCATTACCAACGGACTTACGCCATCTAACTAAACCTTCTTGGTTTCGTGCTGATAAAACTGTTGTAATGGATGGATATTTTTCACCATCAACGACATAAAATCGCTTACCGTTAATTGTTTCTGTAGTTATGATTGGAAGTTGTTTTGATTCAGGAGTATGAGTAAATGATTTCATACCATATTTCTCCTGCATAAATGCATTTAATTTATTCATAATATACCATTATAACAGGTTATTTAATAATAGTCAAGCCTTTTCCGTACCTTGTTTTACCATTCTCTTTATATGCTGTTAAGCATTGTTTCCGGTTTTTACCATCTGCTTTATACGAACAATGGACCCATCCACTATCTTCATCGCCTTCAACATAAAATTCACTAATGAGTTGGTCAAATTCCAAATACTTTGATATCCATATTGCTAAATCAAAGTTATCAACACCTGTAATTTCAAAGTCTGCTGCTTCACCCTTGGCGTGTTGTGATTTCTCACTCGAACCAATTGCTACACACAATTCTGGACTTCTATAACCACTCGTTACCCTTACAGGTCTTTCATAATGGTTCCTAATTTTCTGTAAAATGTTTATTGATAATGCTTTTAGATTTTCTACTTGTTCACTAGTAGGTTTGTTATCAATACCTTTTCTTGTTGCAGTTTGACTTTTTGTTAATTCGTTCAAACTAAAGTTTTCCGATAGTTTCATAATTTATCCTCTTGTTATCGCTACAATTTTTCTTACCTGCTCCTCTATGACTTGTGCCCTATTTGGCCAATGTATGTATGCTTCTGGTGCTTTTGCTAATTTAATCATTAATGGTAAGACTAGTTTTTCTATTTGTTGAAATTTCGTTTTATATTCTTTACCTAAATTATCTTTTCGTAAATCATATTCATCATCCATTTGTTTTTTAGCAATCTCTAATTCTGTTTCATTTTTAGCAACAACAGTTTCTTTTGTTTCATTTGTTGCTCGAAGTAATTTATCCAGTTTACCTTCCAATCTATTAACAATATCACTAGAAACAACTTTGCCGACTCCTTCAGCTGCTTGTTTTGCAACAGCCTCGGTTTGTTTTGAATCTGCGACTTTATCTGATGGTTTGCTTGCAACAGATGTGAAACCAAAGTCACCACCTAGTTCATCAAACCCATCTAAAAAATCAAAGTCTGCCATTTATTTTCCTTGTTCGTCAACGGTGCACCGCTTCGTATGGAAGTTTGTGCGGATTGACCACTCAACTTTAGTACTATTAACTACCTCACAGGTAGCGTGTTTTGGTATGCTCGCTACTTCCATATAACTATTTATCTTCCTTGTGTTCTTTGTTGTCGTATTTTTCGGTGTTTCTCTATTGTGCTTTGTATTTTAACTTCTTTATTTGATTTTCTACCATACTGTTTTGCAAGTTCACTCCTAGGATGAGCTTCAGCAACCTTACCTAAAACATCTTTCCATCCACTACTTGTTTTACCATCTAAAGTGCCTGTACCTGATATAATGTTCAATGTTGATGGTATACATAATTCAAGATTAGGATGTTTCTCTCTATATTCATCCAATTCGGACATCATCATTACTATATCAAACTCTTTCCCATTTTTTCTTCTAAATCTATATGTCGGCATTCTTTTTTTCTATTTTTTCTTTCATCTGGCCTAACCAACCAAGTCCTTCCCTTTCTTCATCAAAACTAAAAGACCTTCCACCTCTACCACGCAATCTGGTATAACCAATCTCAATTTTCTTTAATGAAAAATTATTTGAAATATTGATAAGATTTCCAGATTGTTCCAAGAGAGTAATGCTTGTAGTGCCTTCATCCTTAAACAAAGCAGCATCCTGATTATACTCTCTGATCCATTTTTTCAGAAGTCCCTTTAATTTTCCATTATCATTCTCTCTTCCAACAATTAAAATAGAATCTTCTTTAGCAGCTGCTTTATTACCATCGGATTTATCCTGCCAATGTCCTTCAACATAAAAATAACCATACTTGGCTGAAGTTATTTTATTAGCTAATACTTTATTGCGGTTAACATTTTCTTTATAACTTTTCAACCTACGAAAAGCAGTAATAATTCCTACTGGAATTTTCTTATTTTGAAAATGACGAAACACCCTCGAAAGAGTTGTTTCTTTTAAATGTGTTTTAAATGTTTTCATTATCTTTTTTTCCTCCCATATATCCTAAACTTTTAAGATATTCTGCTGTTTCTCTTCCTCGTCTAACACCTTCCTCTTCAACCTCTTTAACCTCTTTCCATTTATTCTTCACTTCATCCCATTCTTTTCTGTTAATTGCGGTTCCGCATTTCGGACATATCACTACCATCAATCGTCTGCTCTTACTATTATATGTTTATGTTCTGGTACTATCATTTTAATTAATCATCCTTCTGTCTGGTACATTTTTCATCAACTCAATATTGAATTGATGATTCATCAACTCAACTAACTTATCTTTCCACATCGCTTTCCATAATGTGTCTGTAGTTTTTTCAATTTGTTTTTCTAAATTGTCAACCCTTCTCCAAAATAAATCAACTACATTCATTTTATAATTCATAAACTCCCCTTATATTATGTTTTATTACTTGTTTAACTAAATCGGTATAATTTTCTTTACTTGCATATTTGGTCAAAGTATCTGCTAACTCAAAAACAGTACCACCTTGTTTTCTTACTTCTCTAAATTCTTCATAAGCAAACACTTCATTTATTATATCAATATAAGCGGCAACACTTTGACATTTTGTTTCATATACTCTAACACCCCAACCTGGCCATTTCTTCCAAGGTATAGGCAGTAAATATGGATCATTTTTATCCCAAGTTCTGATGCCAAATAGATTGTTTGCTTCATTAGCAAATCTACTTTCGCCCCAACCAGTTTCTAATGCCGCTTGTGCAATTATTAACTCTCTTGGTATTTGTTTTTCTTCTGGTACAAATTGATACAAGTATGTAATACAATGATTCAAAGAATAAACAAACTCATCTTTTGTATCTGTATGAACGATAGGTGTAATTTCAAGTTCTTCAATAGTTTCAGTTGCATTTTCTATTGCTTCATCTAAACCAGGTGGTATAGTTAATTCATCCACACCAAATTGATTTTGATTTTCGTGCCAAGAAGCACAACCATCATCCGTGCAAGGTCCTTCCTTATTACAAGCATACAGAATAATTCCTGCAATAACTAAAATTGTCCAAAAATATGTATGTGTAAGAACTGTGTAAGTTTTGTGTAAGTATTTTAACATAGTAATTTCTTCAATTCTCGTTTTGTTTTCCAAGGTCTACAAGTGAACCATCTAAACTCTGGTTCAGGTGTTGCAGGACCTTCCATTTCTAATTCATTTGTTGATTGTGCTTTTATCTTTCCCTTTAACATCAGTTCAAGAGCAGCATCATATTCCTTACATTGTTTATAAGGAACATCTTTAACTTTTCTTCTAGGTGTTTCATAAACACTTTTACGGCTGTCTATAATACCTTGTATAATCTTTTTATGGAATCTATTCAACTTCATCACACTTAAACTCCAATCCTGATAAACGACCTATATACGGTTGTCGTACATCCGTTCTATGAAGTTCTAAAGTTACGGTGGTATTTTTTAATACAACCCTCATATGTTTATCCGATTTGGATAAAACATCTGCTTTTGTTGCCACTGGAATATCTCCTGCCGCATTATTCGTTGATTTAATCATAACTTCTTTCATTAATATCTCACTTTCAAATCTAATCCCATTCTTTCAAATTTACTTTTCCATTTATAAAAATATGAATTATGGTTACCACTATTATTCTTTTGATGTGTAATCTGATAATGGTGCACCATTTCGTGTCCCAAAATATCTAAAAATTGTTTCATATTTTTAAACTTTGGTTTAAATGTCATTTGTGCAATATCAGTTTTTTCATCATACTCATAATAAGCAAGGGCATCCCTAATTCGTCTAATACTAAACTTATCTATCGGTGTTAATTTACCGTTAAAAATCGCATAGTTTAAAATGTTAAAAAACATCTCCGTATTAGATTTGTTAGGTTTATAAGGTTTCTTATAATCCACATCCCTTAAAATTGTTGCTAACTTCTTATATCTTGCCATATTTCTCCCACCGTTATTGTTATCTGTTTTGACTAA